ACGACTCGTGTATTTAAGATGGCATTACCTGACCAACCGATTGATTGGTACGAGTTGATCGGTGGAGGGTACAGCTTGAAGCACATGCCACCGCAGGAGTTTTTTACTGGTAAACCGTTGTCTTGGTTCAAGGAACACAAGCGTAGCTACGAGCATGCAATGTCTGCTGTTAATAAACTTCAACAAGTACCGTGGCAGATCAACGATGATATGTTATCTATTGTACAGAAATGCTGGGATAACAAGCGAGTCGTTGGAAACATACCGAACTTCAGTGAGATACCAGAGCAACCGAGGTACACAGGAGGAGACGAGCATGAGTTACGGGCGTGGAAGCTGAAGCAAAAGGACATTAAGCAGATGAACGAAGCGAACAGTAGCAAGCGTTACCTGACCTTACGTGTCCTTCACCTTGCCAAGATATACAGCAAGTGGGATAAGTTTTACTTTCCGTATCGTTGTGATTACAGGGGTAGAGTGTACGCTATTCCGTACTACTTACATCCACAAGGATCCGACTTAGCTAAAAGTTTGTTGGACTTCAGTAACGGACAACAGGTGGTGGATGAGGAGGATGTTATGTCGATATTTCTGCACGGTGCAAACATGTGGGGCGTAAAAGGTACACGGGATGAACGTATTGAGTGGGTAGGTAAGCGTCAGAACTTTATACTTGAAGCAGCGAATGATCCACACGGAACCGATTGGTGGACCGAGGCAGCTGATCCGTTTTGTTTCCTTCGATTTTGTTTGGAGTTCAAGCAGTTCACAGAAGAGGGGTACGGATATGTATCGTACTTGCCCGTCCGACAAGATTGCTCCAACAACGGTATGCAAATCCTTTCGTTATTACTACGGGACAAAGAGACGGGGAGGATGTGTAACCTTGTCGAAGAGGACCGAGCGAATGATATGTACCAAGAGTTTGCTGACCGTGTGCGTGAGGAGTTACAGGCAGACGGAGGTGTGATCGCACAGGACTGGTTGAAGTATGGTATCAGTCGGAAGTTAGCGAAGCTTGCCATAATGAACCGCCCGTACGGAGCCACTCATTACAATCTCGTACAAGATGTATTCAAAAGTATCGGAGTGAACCACAACTGGTCATCGACTGGTGAGATGCTCACTGCTGTTATCTATTTATGTAAGATTGTTAATCGATTAGCAGACCAAACGTGTCGTCCAGTAAACAGGGTGATGAAGTATTTACGGGGATGTGTGCGAGCATTAGGATGTGACGAACCGATCACTTGGTCCACACCTACTGGATTTAAAGTGGTGCAAAGCTACCGTAAATATAAGAAGTTAAAGGTGGAGTCTGTGTTCCAAAACATGAGCATCAGTATAACAACAGATGAGCTTGGGGATAACATAGATGAAAGGGGACAGATGAACGCTATCACTGCTAACTTTATCCACAGCCTTGACGCTTGTATTGTCCATCAAGTAGCTAATGAGGTTGACTTTGACCTCGCTACTATACATGACTGCTTTGTGACACATGCAAGTAATGCACGAAAATGTAATACAATTGTACGAGAAACATATACAAAGACTTTCACTGTTGATCTCCTAGGCGAGTTCCGTGCGGAGCAAATCAACAACAACCCAGAAGCAGAACTGCCTGATGTGCCGGAGCTTGGAGACTTAGATGTGTCCGCAGTTAAACGCCAGCAGTATCTGTTATCTTAATAACCAATAATAAACACCAAGAGATATGGCACTAAAAAGTAGAACTAAACATCAAATAATAAAAGCAAAGGGTACAGCTAGGTATCCACACATTACAGAACCTTACAAGAAATTTGAACCAGAGTTTGGTATGTACACTTGTGATGTTATTGTAGATAAAGAACAAGCTGATGTTATTAAAAATACACTTAGACCCCTGTATGAACAGGAGTTACAAGAAGCACAGCAACAAAAGCCGGATAAAAAGTTAATTCAGCGTGAGCTACCTATAGAAGAAGTAGATGGTGGCTTCCTTGTTAAGACTAAGATGGAAGGCGGTGGTAGGTTGAGGAGTACAGGTGAGATTTATCACCGATCCATGCCTGTATATGATTCAAAGACTCAACCGTTGGGTAAAGATGTCCAAGTTTGGAGTGGTAGTAAAGTGGTAGTAGCTTTTCGTCCAAGTTTTTACAACAGTCCGGCTATTGGTTTTGGAGTTACCTTTAAGTTGGAAGCCGTACAAGTGCTTGAGTTGGGTGATGTAAGTATTTCAACTAAGGCAGCCAGTGCATTCGGATTTACTGCAAAAGAAGAAGGCTTTGTTAATGGCGGTGAGAACTTAGAGGGTGGATTTGATGCGGAAGAAGAGACGGAAGAAAACTTCGGTCAATTCTAAATTTCGTTCAGGCTTCGAGGAAAAGTTAGCATCACAGCTTAGGCGTGGTGGTGTCAGCTTTCAGTACGAGACTTTGAAGTTGGAGTATACTAAGACTGCAACCTACACACCTGACTTTATCATTGGTGATATTATCATTGAAGCTAAAGGAGTATGGACAGTAGAAGATCGCAAGAAACATTTGTTGGTACGAGAGCAACATCCACATCTAGATATTAGATTGGTGTTTCAAAATGCGAGAAACAAAATTCGTAAAGGAAGCGACACCACCTACGCAGCTTGGTGCGAAAAGAAAGGAATTAAATATGCACATCAAACAATACCTAAGTCATGGCTTTTACACAAACACACCAACCCTGCCCTGAGTGTGGATCAAGTGACGCACGAGGAATTAACAGTGACGGAAGCTGGAAGTGTTTCAGTTGCAACCATCATGCTAGAGGAGGAGGACGAGTGAATGAACCAATATCGAGAGAGTTTATAACAGGTAAAACTATAGCCATTGCACCTAGAGGATTAACAGAGGACACCTGCCGTAAGTGGTCTTATCAAATAGGATCGTTGAATGGACAGAGTGTACAGATAGCTAACTACAAAAACAAACACGGAGAAATAGTATTTCAAAAGCTAAGACACCGTGATAAAAGTTTTGTTACTAGAGGCACACCTAGTGTTCTGTTTGGTCAGCATCTATGGAAGCAGGGTGGTCGTCGAGTTGTTGTAACAGAGGGCGAGTTAGATGCACTAAGTGTGTCGCAAGCTTTTGATAACAGATGGGCGGTAGTCTCTATTCCATGTGGTGCTAATGGTAGCGTTAATCATATCAAGAAACAATTAGACTGGTTGAATAGTTTCGAGTCTGTTGTGTTTTGTTTCGATAACGATGAGGAAGGAACTAAAGGAGCTAAAGAGTTAGCGAGTTTACTCAGTCCCGGCAAAGCACACATAGCAGAACTACCTCTTAAAGATGCTAGTGAAATGTTAGTAGCTAACAAAACTAAAGAGTTAGTAGAGTGCTTATGGAATGCTAGGGAATATAGACCAGACGGCATCATCAATGGTACAGAGTTGTGGGATGTCATTAATAATACTGAAGCTAACAAATCTATAGAGTATCCATTCAAACGGTTAACTGATATGACGCACGGTTTGAGGTTGGGTGAGTTAGTGACCGTCACTGCAGGTAGTGGAACTGGTAAGAGTTTGTTTTGTCGAGAGATAGCTCACCACTTATTAGCACACGACCAGACTGTTGGATACATAGCACTAGAGGAGTCGGTCAGGCGTACTGCACTAGGCATAATGGGGATACATATTAATAAACCCTTACACTTAGAACAGGGCATAGCTGACCAAGAAGTGTTGTTACCAGCGTTTGAAGAGACAGTGGGGAATGGTAGGTTCTACACCTATGACCACTTTGGCAGCATGGATTCAGAGAATCTATTAGACAAGATCAGGTATTTAATACGAGGTCTTGATTGCAACTGGATATTTTTGGACCACCTCAGTATCGTAGTCAGTGGTATAGCGGGGGATGATGAGCGTAGGTTAATAGATAATACTATGACTAAACTCAGGTCGCTTGTTGAAGAAACGAAGTGTGGTATGGTATTGGTATCTCACTTGAAACGAGTAGATTCTGGTCACGAAGAGGGAGGAAGAGTTAGTCTTCACCATCTGCGTGGGTCTCAAGCTATAGCACAGTTGTCTGATATGGTTATTGGACTGGAGCGTAATCAGCAGAGCGATGCAATATCAAATGAAACACGGGTGCGAGTCTTGAAGAATAGATTCAGTGGAGAGACAGGCGAGTGTGACACACTGTATTACGATAGGAAAACTGGTCGAGCTACACCTGACAACATAATGAGTAACAATGAAGAAGAATTTTGAATTAAATGAGAACATTATTTTTTGATATAGAAACTAATAAGATAGAAGACTGGGTACACCTCAGTGATTTAAAAGTTATACACTGTCTATCTATCTATGACCCAACGATGCCAAAGCTTGTTACCTTTGCAGGTGAAAGTATACAGCATGGTCTCAAAGCCTTAGCTGAAGCTGATCGCATAGTCGGACACAATGTGATGCGGTTTGATATTCCAGCATTAAAAAAGATGGAAGGATTCTCCCCGCCCTTAGTTAAAGTATTAGATACTATGGTGATGGCTAGGTGTATAGAACCTGATATACGCAACGATGATATTATGGAGTTAGCACGATTGAGTCGTGGTCCTAGAGCTGAAGCAGAAGCACTAGCCGACGAGGAGGGGTTGATAGATAAGGAGCGTGATAAATTTATAGATAAATACATCTACGAGAAAATAGGACGAAAGTTTAACGAGGAACGTATGGGTAGTCACAGTCTCAAAGCTTGGGGGCTACGGTTAAACAATTTAACTAAGCTGACATACGGTGAACAAGATAACGCCTTTGATAGTTATAATGATGAGATGCGTAAGTATTGCGAAAGAGATTGCGTTGTTACGCAGTTATTATTCAATCATCTCGTTCAGAAGAAACCTAGTCTTGAGATGTTAGACAATGAACATAAGTTTGCTTTTATCATCAGCCAACAAGAGCGTAGAGGATTTGCTTTTAATATAAAGAAAGCCGAAGAGCTAGAGTTGAAGTTAATGTCGGCACGAGCAGAGATCGCAGACCATTTACAATCTGTGTGTGAACCCACTAAGGAGGAGATGAAGACAGCCGTAGGTTGGAGGTTAGAGTTGGAAGGTGAGGTGTATGAAGCTGAGACGAAAGGTGCCTTGAAGCAGCAGTTAAGAGAAGCTAAGAAAGTTATCAAGCGGGCAGATGATGCCGTTAGGTTAGAGAACAAGGTTAAGTATACGCCATTTAATCCCGGCAGTAGAAAACAAATAGCTAAACAATTAAATAAGCTTGGTTATGAATTACCCGTGGAACCTGATGCTACTACTCCTAAGATAGATACTCTTGTATTGGAAAGTATAGATCATCCTATAGCCTCTAAACTATTAGACTATTTACTAATACAGAAAAGATTAGGTGCGTTATCAGAAGGTAATTACGGTTGGTTAAACTTACAAAAGGATGGGCGTATATATGGTAGGGTCAATACTAACGGAGCTGTAACAGGTAGGTGTACACATAGTAATCCTAATGTTGCTCAAGTGCCTAGTTGTTCTGCTCCTTTTGGGGAAGAGTGTCGAGAATTGTTCGGTGCGGGTGAGGGCTATAAGTTGGTGGGGTGTGACGCTAGTGGTTTAGAGTTAAGAATGTTAGCTCATTACTTATATAGGTTTGATGGCGGTAAGTACGCTAGGTATCTGCTAGAGGATGATATACACACTGTTAATCAAAAAGCAGCAGGGCTGGAAACTAGGGACCAAGCTAAGACATTCATCTATGCCCTACTTTATGGTGCTGGTCCTGAACTCATGGGTAAAATCGTAGGAGGTGGGCTAAAAGAAGGTTTACACATGAGGAGGAAGTTTTTATCTAATATGCCAGCACTTAGAAGATTAAAGGAAGTTATTGATTACAAAGTTAAAAAAGGTGGAGTACTAAGAGGTTTAGATAAAAGAGTCCTACCAGTTAGAAGCAGTCACGCAGCACTTAATATGTTATTGCAATCAGCGGGTGCAGTCGTAATGAAAGTAGCACTGATCGAATTATTTAACAAGCTCAACCAATTACGATGGCAGCACGGTAGAGAGTACGCATTCGTAGCTAATATACACGACGAGTTCCAAGCTGAAGTACTGCCCAACAAAGCCGAAGCATTCGGACATCTAGCGGTCGAAGCGATTCGCCACGCAGGTAAACGGTTAAACCTGAAAGTACAACTAGACGGTGAGTATAAAGTAGGAAACAACTGGGCGGAGACACATTAAGATGGCAGAGTTACAATACGATTACTATACTTCACTTGCTACCCTGTACGATACCCACGACTTAACTATGCCAACT